AAGACCGAGTTTGCTAAGAGCAATAGTTATACCCCGCCTAAGGACAAGGGCGATCTTGGCAAAGAGGAAGAAACTGCACGGGCAGAGATTGCTAAGTACATGCACAAGTAGGTTTCGGGCTTCCTAGGAAAAAGCACTACTAATTAAAAGAGGTAATCACATTGGCTATCAATACATTGGCATATGCAACCTTATTTATGCAAGAACTTGATAAGCAGGCCGTGGCAGGCGCTACGTCCGGCTGGATGGAAGGAAACGCAGGACTTGTTATTTACAACGGTGGCAATACGGTAAAGATCCCCAAATTAACCATGGACGGACTGGGAAATTATGACCGTTCGTTAGGGTTCACCCAGGGTGCGGCTACTCTTGTCTATGAGACTAAAACGATGGGGCAGGACCGGGGTCGTACCTTTATGCTTGATTCCATGGACGTTAAAGTCGCTTAACATAGCGTCCCTATATAGAGATATATAGTAAAAAAATAGGTGAACCTACAAATGTAGGGTGTGCGGATTTATCCGTGCTAACGATGAAAAGCTAAGTTACAAGTTGCATTAAAAAAAGAGTGCTATGGTAGAGTGCTTTTTTGTGGTTTCTATGTTTTTAAACTCTGTATATGGTATAATATATATGTAGGATAGGCGAAGGGTAGCTCCCCAAACCGACAAAGTGTTTTCCCAAACACTTTCCTATATACTAAAAATTGGGAAAAGAAGTAACCTTGGGAGGGTTATCTATTATGTCTAAGAAATTAACAATCAAAGAAGTTAAACAGTTTGTTGAAGAAAATTCAAAATGCAAATTGTTATCTACAGAGTACAACAACAACCACGAAAATTTAAAATTCATATGCGGTTGCGGAAAAGAATTTTTAAGAAGTTTTAATAATTTCAATCAAGCAAAGCAAAGACAATGTAACAAATGTAGTAATGTGAAAACCATAAAGTACACAATAGAAGGTGTGAAAAACTTTGTCAGGAATAACAGTAAATGCGAACTGTTAAGCGCAGAATACATTGACTGCAAAACAAATTTAAGGTTTAGATGCGCCTGTGGTAATGAGTTTGAAACGCCATTTGATTGCTTTAAATCGGCAAATAAAAGGCAATGCGATGATTGCACGAATGATAAAGTTAGAAACGAAAGAAATTACTCGTTCGAAGAGGTTAAGAATTTTGTTGAGGTAGAAAGCAAAAGTAATTGCAAACTATTGAGCACAAAATATATTAACAATCTCAGAAAAATGATGTTCCAATGTGAATGCGGCAATAAATTTGAAACAATATTCAGTAATTTTAAAAACATAAAGCAAGTGCGGTGTAAGAAATGTTCAAATGCAGTATCAGTTGCTGAATTTACTACTTCAACTATCTTAAAAGATAATGATATAGATTTTATTCCACAATATAAATTTATTGATTGCAAACATAAACGAGGATTACCTTTTGATTTTTATTTGCCTTATTGCAATATAGCGATTGAGATAGATGGGTTACAACATTATAAGCCTGTTTGTTTTGGTGATATTAATTATGAAAAAGCCTTAGAAAATCTTAGCATACAGCAAAAACATGATGAGATAAAAAATGGTTATTGTAAACAAAATAATATTAAACTAATAAGAATACCATATACAGAGTTTAAAAACATAGAAACCATATTAAAGAGCATTCTACCATAATGCTCTTTTTTTAATGCAACTTGTAATATGCCAATATCGTGCCAATCCTTAGAGATAAGGAAGGTGTAACGACTAAATTGAGCGTAAAAGCTCTAAGAGGTTCAATGTGAAATTCATTGTTCCGTAGCGCCTATCCCCTAGTAATAGGGTGAAGAGATAGTCTACTCCCCTAATAAATATCGGGAAACCGAGGGTATAAAGGAAACGAGACCAACTTTGTTGCAAACGCTAGTAATCTAATGGGCGAGTTTCAGCGCGTTCAGGTTATTCCTGAAATTGACGCTTATCGCTACAGCACAATCGCTTCTCTCGCTATCGCAGGCAGCAGGGCATCTGGTGGATATGCCCCCGACAAGGCTACTATCCTTACTAAGATTAAAGAAGACATCGCAGCTATTCAGGATGCAATTGGAGCTGTTCCCCTGGTTATCACCATGTCTATTGCAACACTGGCTGTCCTCGAGAATTCCACTGAGATGGTTCGCCAGCTTGAAGTTGGGGCTTTCTCCGGTACGATCTTGAGCGAAGTCAAAAAGGTTGACGAGTGCCCGATCATGGAAGTACCGAGTGCCCGGCTGAAGACCGCCTATGTCTTTAATGATGGCAAGACTACCGGCCAGACTGTTGGCGGCTTTACTCCCGCTGGCACCGCCAAAACCATTAACTGGATTATCTGTGCACAGAATACTCCTATCGCCATCAGCAAGACTGACAATATGCGGATCTTCGACCCGACCACCAACCAGGCCGCAGATGCTTGGAAGCTTGACTATAGAAAATACCATGACCTGTGGATTCTGGACAACAAAATGTCAACTGTCTTCGTAAACTGCAAAGAGGCGCTTGTCTAATGTTTGAACTTAAAAAGCTGAATGTGCATAGACTTGTGGAAACCGAACAGGAAAAGGCCAGGCTCTTGAAAGAGGGGTTTGCCGAGGTTATCCAAAAGATCGAGCAGGAAGTGGAAGTTAAACGGGGTAAGGCGTAAAGCCTGCCCCTTTCCCTTTTTTAAGGAGGTGCGCCATGGCGGTACTTGACGATGTTAATGATATTAAAACAGTTTTAGGCATTACCGACACAACGAAAGATGCCTTGCTTACTGTCTATATCCGAAAAGGTATTACCCTGATAACTGCCTATATGAATGCCCCTGCCGTACCCATTACAGTTCCCCCTACACTACCCGTAGATGTCGCTACAGCCTATGAAGATGCCCTGATTGAATACGTGACGCTAACATATCGCAAGAAGGGCAACGAGGGCATTAAACAGTTTAGCCAGGGTAGCAGGTCAGGGACATATGAGGACGGCTTGCAACAGAGCGTCAAAGACCTATTGCCGTCTCCGTTTATCAGGATGGTGGGTGTAAGGAATGGCAACTATGTTATCTAACTACAGTGTGGGCGTGTGGAACCGGGAGCCGAGCACAAAAGTAAATGGCGTGACTATCCCGGGGGTGCTGGCGTGGGTAAGGGACACTGATGTAGATATGCAACCCTATAGCCAAGAGCTTTTAATTAAGGCTTATGGCTATGACATCCCAGTTACAAAGCGGTTTTTTATCGAGGACGTGACGGATATACAGATTGGCACAATCTTAATGTATGGCACAGAAAAGCACGAAGTTAAAAAGGTTCTGGCCTGGGATGTTTTCGAGGTTATGACCTTGGAAGCACAATAAAGAAAAACCTACTTTTCAGTAGGCTTCAAATAATTTTCCAGTATTGTAATTACCAAATTGTTGAAACTCCTGTTTTCCTTGGCTGCCAACCCTTCTAATTGCTTTTTTAAGTCCTTGTTAATGATTAAATTTGCTCTTACCTTATCTTTGCTTATGCTCATGATATTCACCTCAATAATAGTATAACATATGTATAAAGATGTTGCAATGTTTACGTAACTGTGTTATAATATATATGAGGTGAAAAGAGTGAAAGCTAAGGTATGCAGTAAGTGCGGTGAAGAATTACCCTTAACGAGTGAATATTATAGAAAAGGCTTGGAAAGCAAAGATGGGTTTTATAATACTTGTAGGAGCTGTATTAATGAACAAAAAAGACGGCACTACTTGGATGTTAGAGATCGTTGCTTAGATTATAATAAACAATACAGTAAAGCGAATAAAGAAATTATAGCAAAACAAAGAAAGCAACATTATGACGAAAACAGAGAAGTTCTTATTGAAAAGTCTAAACAATATCAAGACGATAACAAGGAAGCCACGGTTAAGCGTCTAAAACAATGGAAGGAAAAAAATAAGGAGCATTGTGCTGAATACGGGAAACAGTATAGAGAAGGGCTGAATAAGGAGACCTATAACAAAAGCCAAAGGCAATATCAAAAAGAACATCCGGAAAAGTTTAGAGGTTACTACCATAAGCGCAATGCTTTGAAACTTGAATTATTGTCTACATTAACACCCGAGCAATGGGGAGTAATTAAGCAATGTTTTAACAGTTGTTGCGCTTATTGCGGGAAGGAAGCACATCTTGAACAGGAACATTTTATTGCTTTAAGCAAAGGTGGGGAATATACTCACAATAACATTTTGCCCGCTTGTAAAAATTGTAATAGCAGTAAAAATAATAAAGATTTCTTTGAATGGTACCCGAAATATAAATATTACTCAAAGAAAAGAGAAAAGCAAATACTTGAATTTTTAAACTACAAAAACGGAATACACCAATTAGCACTTGCTTTTTAGCAGGTGCTTTTTTATTTGAGAGGGGAGGTGGCTTGATGGAATATAAATCTAACTTACCACAGGTTATTGCTGCCATGAAACTCTGTCGCCGTGAATTTTGCCAGGGTGTGGGTGCTATGGTGGTGGAAACGGTTCAAGGCATAACCCCCATTGGGGTAAAACCTGATCCACATCCTGGCAACCTAAAAAGATCCGTAACTTATGAGGTGATGTCAGGTGATGAGGGCGTTACCGTGGGCGTAACTGATGATGCCAAATATGCCTTAACAGTAGAAAAAGGGCTTCATGGCCAGAGAGCACAGCCGTACCTTGAACCCGGTGCAATGGCGAGCCTCCCCAAAATTACAGGGGTCGCTGAAGGTATTTACATGTCGAAACTAGGCGGTGAATAATGCTTAATCTTTACACATTGATCAATTCCCTGATTGAACCAATCTGCCCGTGTTTCGTTGATCACTATCCCGAAGACGAGGCAAAGGTATTTCCCTACGCAGAGATTCAATTTTCGAACACCTTGCCAAACAATACATTCTCTGACAATAACCTGCTTTCAATAACCATCTGGGATGACAAGGGCACGGACATAACCGAGATCGAGGGCATTGCCGATGCAATTCACAAGGTGCTAAATCGTCTGCAATATAACAATGCGGCTATGTATGTATCGATCAACCGGAACACGCCGTACAGACTTGTACTGCCTGATCCGATCATCCATATTCAGCGCAGGGAATTGAGGTACATTTCTACTGTGTACTATAAACAAACCGGCTAACTAAATATTCATTGGTAATTAGCACCCCGTGTGGGTGCTTTTTTTATTACGACAAAGTATGAAAAATAGGAGGACTTTAAATGAATAGCACGAATACGATTGGCTTTACCCCCAACACGCCGAATAACCTGCAAATTGATGCCGGAGCGGTCTATAAAAATTATGGGCTTGCAGGTGAGGCGTTAATTGGTGCCACATCCGGCGGGAACGAATTCGATATCAAGGTAAAAACAAGAGATGTCAAGGTGGATGGTCTCAAGGGCACGGTTAAGGGACTCACACGCATTATCAGTACCGATGTCACGCTCAAGGTCAATATGCTTGAAATGACTACGGATGTTCTGAAAATGGCCCTTATGGGTGCGGTAGATACCGTTATCAACTCTGGCTATGATACCGTCACAGGCAAAACAGAGATATTGCTTAGTGATTATATCGATAATATTGCCATCGTTGGTAAACTAAGTGGCAGTCTGCAGCCGGTCGTTATTATTCTCAAAAATGCTTTATCAAGTGACGGAATCAAATTCAGCAACAAAGATTCCGTTGACAATATTTTACCTGTCACATTCACCGGGAGTATTGACCCACTCAACCCAACCATTTCGCCCTACGAGATTAGATATCCGCAGGTCGGATCATTGGCAGCATTCTACATGCTGGCAGCCCCAATTATGAATGATGGTAAAATTCGTATGGATCTTAGCGGCACCGTTTCCGCAACCGTTCCATTCACCGGATTTACGGCAAGCCTGCTGGGCGTGGCTGATGTAGTCACAGCGGCTATCAGAGATCCAAACGACTTATCTGTTATTGTGCTGACCCTCACCTCGGCTCCAACAGCAGGGCAGGCGGTCACTATTGCCTATGTGCAGCCCGTTGTTGATGGTGATAGGGTCAAGTCGCTGGCCGGGGGCTTGCTGGCTACATTCCCAATCGTGTCGGTCGTCAACAACTAAGATTATGCCCCCTTAACCGGGGGCTTTTATTTTAAATATCCCTGCCCGGAGTATTGCAAAAAGGTTGTAATAGGTATAAAATAGAAAGAAAGGGAGGGGATATAAATGAAGTATTGTAAAAACTGCGGACAGAATGTAAGCCCCACTAAGAATTTTAGTTTTGGCTGGTTTATAGTCAATTGCTTATGGTTAGTCGGTGGAATTGTATATATTTTTTATTTCCTGTTTATGAAGAAAAAGGTTTGCCCTATCTGCGGTGCTGCAAACTTTGAACAGAAGCACAGCGCAGAAGAAATACAAACTAATAAAGCAGGCTTTCCACAAATAGTCCCACTGTCCAAAGTAGATAGAATGAACGAAAATTCAATCATAGCCTTAGAAAAGGCCCAGGATAGGGCTGTAATAGCCAAGGCTAAGTATGCAAGAGTAAAGGAAAAAAGGATTGAAGATAATAGAATCTGGCGAATAAAAAGTGCAGAAAAGAAAGCCGCAAAAGCAGCCAAAAAAGCAGCCAAGCTGGCAAGTTAAATATTCATCGGTAATTAGCACCCCGTGTGGGTGCTTTTTTTATTACAAAGAAGGAGATGTTTAAATGTTTTCATCAGAAAAGGCCTTTGATATGTTACCGAGTGTGGTGGTACTTTATGATAAGTTAGACATAGATGGATATAGCAAGAAGATCAGAGAGGGGAATAAAGGCAAAAAGGAGGTCGATAACCAGGCCTTGGGTATTGATCTGGTTAAATATGTTTTGAAAAATTCTGCAAAGATTAAAGAGGAAGTTTTCGAAGTGGTGGCAGTAGTCGAAGAAAAAACAGTCGAAGAAATTAAGGCACAAGACTTTATGAAAACCATAAACACGATTAAAGAAATATTCTCTGATAAAGAAACAGTAAGTTTTTTAACACAGGCTATGGGATAGGCTACGCACAAACCTTGTACCTTCTCCATAGCCATTATGGGATTAATTCTACAACAAAAATAAAATTGAAAACGATAACGCTGTTGCTTATTGATGCTTACAAAAAAGACAGGGAAGATAAACTCTGGCAGCAATGGCTGATCGATTACGGACGGATGGACAGTGAGCATTTCATCAGTTTTGAAGATTATAAAAAAGAATTTATAAAACCAGAGCCAGAAAAAGTAGATGTGGAAGACGTTTTAAGAGATGCAGAAAAAATAAAAGCAATGGATCAAGGATCTTAATAAGAGATCTTTTTTTATTGCAGAAAGGAGATGGACGTTATTCAACTTTTTGAGATCTGGGGCGACGTCCTGTTGAACGATTCGGGTGCCAGCGCCAAACTTGCCGCGGTAACAGAAAGTGCAGCGGTCGCCGCAGAAGCCATAGGCGCAACGGGAGTAGCTGGTGCAGAAGCAGGGGCAGAAGTAGCCGGAGGCATGGAGGTTGCAAGTGTAGCAGAAAAAGAGGTTGGGGCTTCCGCTGAGGTTGCAAGTGCAGGGATTGGTCTATCCCTGGGATCCATAATAAAAACATTAGGCCCATTAGCCCTAATGTTTGGATTATACTCGGGCGGGAAAGCAGTCATAAAGGAAGTCGTAGACGAAACAGACGCGATGCACCAATCGAATGTCAACTTGATACAGACTATAAAAAGTACAGGAGACTCATGTGGATTAACTGCGACACAGGTACAGACGTTATCAAAAAAACTAGCTGATCATAGTGTGTTTTCGCGGAGTGCCGTTCAAGATGGTGAGGCTATGCTCGCGACATTCACACATATTGGGAAAGATGTCTTCCCTATGGCATCACAAGCCCTTGTTGATTTATCCCAAAAAATGGGGAAAGACCCGAAAAACGCAGCCATACAACTTGGCAAGGCTCTAAACGACCCAGTAAATGGTTTGACGGCTCTAAAGCGCGTAGGTGTTACATTTTCCGATGCACAAAAAGAAGTGATTAAAAATCTTGTAAAAACGGGTGATGTCGCTGGCGCGCAGAGAGTTATTATTGCTGAACTCAACAAAGAATTCGGTGGGCAGGCTGCCGCAGCGGTTACAACCTATCAGGGCAGGGTTGCTCTGCTTAAAAAGCAGTTTGATGACTTTGCGAGTGGCATCGTAAATGGCGCGGAAAAAGCGCTTACTAATTTAGGAAAAACCCTTGTAAACGGGGTTATATATTTAGAAAGGCACAAACTTGCACTTGATGTGCTTAAAATAGTTATGGGCATTATAGGGGCTATCATATTGATGCAAACAGGTTTTTGGGCTGCCCACACTGTTGTTGTCCTTCTCGCTACAATCGCACAATGGGCTCATGTAGTCGCAGCAAATGCAGTCACAATCGCAATGGGCCTAGCAGCAGCAGCACAATGGCTATTCGCTGCATCTACGTGGGCTGTATTAGGGCCTATTTTACTTATAATTGCGGCGGTTGCATTGCTTGCCTTTGGGGTTTATGAACTGATCAAGAACTGGAGCACAGTAAAAGAGTTCTTTGCTAAACTTTGGGACGACACCAAAGAGATATTCAGCAAGGCCTGGAGCGGCATCGTTTCAGTGGTAATGGCCATCGTAACGCCCTTTATCAATGGGGCGATTGCTCTCTTCAACGGCATGAAGGATGGGCTGGATAAGATTATGCAGGGGTTGCGTGAAGTTTTCAGCGGGATTTGGGATGTCATTAAAAATATCTTTTTAGGGGCAATTCTGCTAATTCTTGACCTAGTGACCGGGAACTTTGGGAAACTAAAAACGGACGCAGAAGGGATATTCCATAACCTGTCGGCAGCCTTCGGTCAGATCTGGGATGGTATAAAACAGATCTTTACTGGCGCTGTAATGGCTATCGTTGGTTTTTTAACCACCTCATGGGAAGGGATTAAAAATACAGCTATAGCTGCGTGGAACGGGATTAAAGATGCAGCTATATCAGCTTTCAACGGCTTGAAAAGCGGCATAGCTTCCGTACTCAGCACATTGGGTGGCGTTGTTTCAAATGGCTTCAATGGTGCCATAAGTTTCATAAAAGGGTTGCCTGGAGAAGCTTTTAAATGGGGGGCAGATATAATAAATGGAATTGTATCTGGTATAAAAAGTGCTGTTGGTGCAGTCGGAGCGGCAGTTAGTGGGGTCGCACAAGACATAAGAAAATTCCTTCACTTCAGCGTACCTGATGAAGGGCCCCTGGCCGACTTTGAAAGCTGGATGCCTGATATGATGTCCGGACTGGCAAAGGGTATCAAAGGTAGCAAGGGTCTGGTCACAGATGCAATCAGCGGACTCGGATCCGATATGAACATTGGATTAAAGGTAAACCCCGCCATGACTGGTGGAGGAAGTGCAAGTAATAAAGCAAGTGGTGGTAGCGAAAGCACAGGCAAGGTCATGAATATGACGGTTAACAACTACAGCCCAGTGGCACTAACCCCCAGCGAGATAGCTCGCCAGGTGCGTATGGCTTGGCAACAGGCGGCACTGCAATATTAAGGGAGGAGTGGAACCGTAAATGCTTCAAAAACTAACCTACACAAATAGTTTGGGAGTGGAACTATCTATCAACCGTTCTGCTCCTTTTTTAATTCAATCCTTCGACACAACTGAAAACGTGAATATATACAATGCCAAAGGAGTCCTGCAAGATGGGTCAACCTATCTAGGCAACTCCCTGGATATTAGGGATGTGTCAATCGGATTAATCCTGCTTTCGAATACTAAAGAGCAATTAATAACCCTCAGAAAACAGGTGACGCAAATATTTAACCCCAAACTTGGCGAGGGGTATCTCACTTATACGGATGAGGCCAAATCAATAAAGATTAAATGTATCCCGGCTAAAATACCATATTTTGAAAACAATGAGGATGCACCCTGGCAATCAGCCCTGGTTAACCTGACATGCAATAATCCATTTTGGCAAGACCTAACCCAGATCAAGGCCGAGATTGCCCTTTGGATCGGGGAGTTTGAATTTCCTTTAGAACTCGTTGCCGGTGGTATCGAAATGGGATACAGACAACCGAGCCTGATCGTAAATACATTTAATCCCGGAGATGTGCCCTGTGGTCTGACAGCGCAGTTTACAGCACTAGCCACACTAACTAACCCTAGCATTCTGAATGTAAATACAGGGGAGTATATCAAAGCCCTGAAAACAATGGTGGCCGGGGAGATTTTAAATATCAGCACAGGGTTTGGCAACAAAAAGGTAACAAGCACTTTAAACGGTGTCGTAACAAATGCCTTTAATTGCATTGACCTTGGTAGTACATTCCTACAACTAGCCTCAGGTGACAACCTATTTCGATATGATGCGCTTTCGGGGATTTCCAACCTGATCGTAGCAATCTACTACACGCCCCAGTATCTAAATGTTTAGTCGGCCAGGAGGTAAACAGTCATGCAGATCTATGTGTTCGATAGGAATATAAATTTTCAGGGCATAATTGACACCTACAGTTCATTAAGATGGCGGCGGCGCTTTAATCAGTATTCAGAGTTTGAACTGCACTGCCCGCTAACCGCTGACAACCTCAGCCTACTCACTAGAGATAGCATAATCTGCAAAAGCGATAGCACGCAAGAGGCCGGATACATTGAATATAGAGAATTGCAACAAGATGAAAAAGGAGAAGAATTTCTAATAATTAAAGGTAGGTTTTTGAAGTCCTACTTTGCCAGGCGAATAATCTGGGCACAGGAACTATTAAACTGCACCTATGAAGTCGCTATGCGAAACCTGGTCAATGATCAATGTATTACTCCAACGTTAACAGACCGAATTATTCCCAATCTACAACTAGAAACCTTAAAAAGTTATGCCGGGGTTGTAAATTATCAGGTAACCTATAATAACCTGTTTGATGAACTGATCAACCTGTGCAACCTGGGCGGTCTGGGGTTTAGACTCCTGCTAGATACAATCAATAAAAAGCTTAATTTCGACATCTTCCAGGGGTTAGACCGTACATCAGGGCAATCGGTTAATGCTCGCTGTATCTTCTCTACAGACTTCGACAATATCCTGTCTCAAAATTACGTTGACAGTATGAACAACCTGAGCAATGTCGCCCTGGTCGGTGGCACTGGTGATGGGTCTGCTAGGAAGTTAGTCACTATAGGAGCATCCACAGGCTTAGACAGGGCTGAATTATGGGTAGACGCTAAAGATATTTCTAATGTTAATTCAACAGATTCTAGTGTAATTGCTGATGCAACATATTTGCCTATGCTAACAGCTAGAGGCAATGCGGATCTCGCTCTCACAGCCGATATCAAAACATTCGACAGCAAGATCAATGTCAATTCTAATCTCGTTTATAAGACCGACTTTGACCTGGGGGATAAAGTTACCTGCACAAATCGTAAATGGGGTGTAACGATAGACGCGGTGATAAGCGAGATCGAGGAAGTGTGGGAAGAGAAGGGCTTTAGTGTGAGCGTTGTTTTTGGTAATACTATCCCCACCTTGCTCGATCTGATTAGGCAGAAAATAACATAAAGAGGACGTGATAACCTTTGACAGAAAAATCAAGCTTTTTTAATTCGGTGGCAGGTGATCGAAAATACGCCGCAAGCGATTTCGCAAGTTATTTTAACAGCCTGCTAACCAACGGCATATTTCCCAATCCCAGCACGAATCTACAGGTAATATCAAATAGCAACATGACCGTAACCGTGAGCATCGGAAAAGGCTGGATTAACGGTTATTTTTATTTTAACGACAACACCCTGACACTCCCTATTGAGGTTGCAGACGGAACTTTAAACAGGGCAGATCGGATCGTATTGCAGTTTAATACAGTTGGCAGAGCTATTACTGCAAAAGTCAAAAAAGGCACATTTGCAAGTTCTCCAGTTGCTCCGGTGTTACAAAGAGATGCAGATGCCTTTGAATTGGCCTTGGCTGACGTTTATGTCGGCGCAGGGGTAACAAGTATAGTCGGCGCTAATATCACAGACCAGCGGATGAATACGGCTCTCTGCGGCTGGGTGAACAGCCTAATCCAGGCTGATACAACCGCGATATTTAACCAGTACCAGGCGTGGTTTACCGCTCAATCAGGCACTTATAATACTCAGATGATAGCCAATGAAGCAACCTTCCAGAGTCAATTTAATGCCTGGTTTGCAGCGGTTCAAGGGCAACTAAGCGGAGATATTGCAGGAAATCTAGCAAATCAGATAAGCACCCTGGAGGGAACAGGGTGGACAAACCAGACGGTTAAGGGCAACGCTGATGCTCTTGCTACACATTCCGCAGATGCCGTTAAACATATTACATCCGGCGAAAGAACCGCATGGAATGGGAAACAAACTGCATTAGGGTATACCCCTTTGAACAAAGCAGGAGATACGGCAACAGGTATCCTCACCGCACAAGCCAACACCTCTTATACAGTTGCACAAATACACAACGTAATTTTATCAACAGGGGATGCTGTTATCGGCTCAATGGGCAACGGGGATCTGTGGATCAAGTATGTGTAGGGCGGTGATTGAATGTCTCAGGTAATAAGCAATTTAGCGGTAGGTGCAAAGATTAAATATGGCAATTATCAAGTTGAAAGCAGTACCACTCTCCCTATTATCTGGCAAGTGATAGACAAAAACCACACAGGATACCCGGCCAACTCCGTTACGTTACTCACGGACAAAATTATTGATTTACGAGGATTCGATGCAAAAGAGCCTACTAATGCTAATGCAGATCGAGTTAGCTACGGTAATAACAGATATCGCTCCTCAAACTTGCGTCAATGGTTAAATAGCGGCGGTGCGGCTAATGCTTGGTGGGTTGCTAACAACCCCGCTGACGGCACAACTAATACTAATAACAAAGATGCTACTCCAGAGGATGCAGGGTTCAGTGAAACCACAGGGTACAACGATATCAAAGGGTTTATGAACAATTTCACCGCACTGGAACTAGCTAAGATTCTAGATACAACTTTGACGACAGCCAAGAACACCATTACAGACGGCGGTGGTTCCGAGACGGTTACTGACAAAGTATTCCTCTTGTCCAACACAGAGGTTGGGTTTGCTAAAGAGAACAGCATTGTTGAAGGTAGTCTATTTTCAATCTTTGCTGCCAACGCCAATAGGATCGCCTATATGACGGCTCAGGGATTCGCAAATGTCATGAGTTCAAACAAACCGGCTACAGTTGGTGCAGCGTGGTCTTGGTGGTTGAGAACCCCGTACGCCACCAATTCGGACGACGCCCGCATGGTCAGTTCCTCCGGCATCCTGGACTACTACCTTGCGTACGCTGGCAGCAGCGGCGTTCGCCCCGCTTTGAATCTGGCAAATAATATCTTGGTATCTGACTCAACAGATTCTGACGGATGTTATACGGCGGTCTGGTGGACTGCGCCAAATATTAAAACCAACATCAACGGAGCATTAAAAACTTATGTTGATGGCTGGGTTAATATTGGTGGAACGGCAAGGCACATTGACAGTATGTGGACTAACATCAATGGTGTGCTGAAAAAGTTATAGGAGGTGAAATCATGCAGATTATAAAATACGAGATAGATAAAAGCAGGCTCACTGTTGGTTTTAAAGAGGATGTTTTTGTGGTGTATGCACAGATACCCTACGATAATACAAAAACAAAAGAATATCTTTTACAAAAAGCTTATGAACAGGTCAAAAGTGCCATTGAATATGAAAATACTCTGACCGAACATTCTTTTACCACGGATGAAACAGGAGAAGAATTCACTCCAGAAATGCCTAAAGCATCTAAGGTTATTATCGACAATGTAATTAATTATTTTAGTTGCTTGCAGACAGGAGATTTAACACAACAATTCACAGCAAAAGTTTACGACCAATACGGCGACGTGATAAGTAAATCCATTACATTCTCCTTCAGTAGCACTCCTGCAAATGTTACCTTAAACAATGGACTTCTCACAGTAGGGCAAGCAGAGGGTGACTATGATTTAACATTGACCGCAAGTTGTGAAGGTGTCACGGATGCTCTGCTAATTTATGTTAGAAAATATGTTGAACCAACAATACCACCTAAAACGGAACCAGAGAAATTGCAAGAACAGATCGATATAAATGCTGGGGCAATAGACTTTATTGTTATGAACTTTTAGAGAGGAGTGGAGGGAGGTGGAAAGTATGGCTTTGTATTTAGCAATGAGAATTGAAGCGGGCAAATTGGATTACTTAGCAGTTTTCAAAATTTCACGGTACACGCCGCTAAAAGAAGATGTTGACGCAATGTTAATCGTTGATGGTTTTCAAAACTTGATTGTACCAATAGTTTAATCCAATAAGACAGGCCCCCGCTAGGGGGTGGCCCCGGAGCGGGTTGCGATGCTATACCACCGCGGCCTGCATTTTTATTATAGCGCAATTCGGAGAATAAATATAGGGGGTGGGATGACATATGGATGGATGGAAAAGTACCGGTTGCTGGCGGTTTTATTATTGGCAAAAGGGGAGGTGCATTCCATGTGGTGGTGGTATACCTGGTGGTGGAGATAAAGCCTCAAAGGGCGTGACATTGTGACTGAAGAAGTAATGAGTATAAAGTTTGCCTATCTCGAAAAGGAAAGCATCGAGATAGGCATTGCTGAAAAAGCCATGGCCAATAAGATTGCAGAAATAGAAAAAATTAGCATTAAACAAGAAGTGGCCCTGGCTGGAATTATGACAAGCGTAAGAATAATAGAATATACATTTCTCGCTTTTGTAGCAACAAACGTAATAATGTACTTAGCTACAGTGTTTAAAGTTAAGTAAAGGGGGGAGGGCATATGGAGGAACCAAAGAGTAATGGATGCGTTGGCTCAGGTTGCAACGTTCTCATGATTGTAGATGGGAAAATAGATCAGATAAGAGACGCTCATACGGCGGCGGTCGAACAGATAAACAACACTCATGCAACGGCATTGGAAACGATAAATGAGAAAATCAATCTGCATATAACTTATATGAAAGGTTTGGCAGATGATGAATCTGCCCGCATAAATGATCGCTGGCGGGTAGATACCGAAGCGGTAGCTATCGCAAATGAACGAGCGGTGAAACAGGCAGAAGTTTTAGCGACACAGGTGGCGGCTTCAGCCGAGGCGTTACGGATACTTGTAGCTCAGACAGCTACTACAATAGCGCAACAGCTCGCCGTAGTCACAGCGCAGTTGGTCGAGCGAATTGCAGCGCTTGAAAAAGCCCAATACGAAAACGTAGGCAAGGCGGGAGCTTCGCCCGACCTGCAGAAGATGGTGGCCGACCTAGAAAATGCTCAAAATATTGCAAAAGGTAAGGCGGGTATATCTAATCAGCTTATGTTTGTTATCGTTGGTGTGGTAACAAGTGTTATCACAGCAATTATTTTTTTAGCGTTAAAACTGTAATTCAATGATAAAGGAGATGAAGAACATGCCAACGGAAATATGGGCACCAAGCCCGAACTTCCACGCGAGCACCCGAAAAAAGGTTGCTATTGTTTATCATATTACAGCAGGCCTATCTCCGGGTTGCCTAAACTGGATGAGGAACCCTGTAGCACAGGCATCGGCGCAGTATCTAGTCTGTAGGAGCGGGACTGTCTATCAGATGGTCAGGGATGCCGATGAGGCCTGGCACGCCGGGGCTGTAAATCGACCGAATTGGGTTTTATATGATGGGTCAAACCCAAACTATTACACGAGTGGGATTGAACACGAGGGCTTTGACGGAACACTAACCGAGGCGCAGTATCAATCTACCCTGGCCCTGACGAGAGAACTCACGGCAAAGCATGGCATTCCTTGCGACAACAATCACCTGATCGGCCACTACCGGATTGACTCGGTCAATCGTCCTAACTGCCCCGGGCCCAGGTTCCCTTGGACTAGGCTGTTTGCGGACCTAACACCCAGGCAGGTCGTGCCTGTTCCTGCGCCCGCACCCATGGCCCCGCCTGCGCCCGTGATAGTACCTGCACACATGATGACGGTAACAGCAAAGCCCTATTTGAACGTAAGATCGGGTGCCAGCACTAAATATGCGATTATCGGCAGGGTAAATTATGGCAGCAAAGTCCAGATCGGTTGGATAAAGAACGGCTGGGCAAATATCTATTTCGGCGCGCACGGTGGGTTTGTGTCCGCACAATATTTAAAATAAGGGGGAGAAAAACCATGAAAGCAATTTATATTCAAGTTATCCAAATGGTGCTCTATCTGGCCATGGTGGGTCTGGCCGGGTTTGCTACTCGGTTTTTGCACAAGAAAACGGTCAGTGAAGGGATTAACAAAGTAAAAAGCGAGGCCTATTTATTTCAGACTGAGTTGGGTCTGAAACAAAGTTTTGCCGAACTTGCGGTTAAGTATGTTGAACAGAAATTCAAAGACCTGGCCGGGCCGGATAAGTTCATGAAAGCTGCTGAATTTATAGCGACTTCATGCCAGGCCAAAGGTATCGAGTTGACGCCCCCTGAAATCGAGGGGCTAATCGAGGCTGCCGTAGGCGATCTTGAGAAGGTTTTCGCCGCTGACATGGTCGAGGTTGCTCCGGTTGAAATTGTTCCGGTAGTTCCGGTCCAGGCGGTTCCGGTTGAGGTTGCTCCGGCGGTTCCGGTCTAAAATAATAACCAACAAAGGCTCTCGCTTCGGCGGGGGCTTATTTTTTTTGCCTATTTTGCCCTTTTACAACTATAATATTAGCGTAAAAAGAACAAATCTCTCCAGACGTTCATATTTGCCCTGTATTGATTTTAGTACCCTTCCGGGTATGATTCTCTTAGGTCGGTGGTGTTCGTGCCCTGGCAACCCCTTGGTGGGAGAGGTTTTAACACGGCACAATGAT